CAGGGATTCTTGAAAGACACTATACCCACCCTCTAAGCAAGCTTAGATATTGGTATAGCGACGGCGCAAGAAGCGTATTATTAATTTGTTCACCCTTACCTTTGTGAGGGGGATGATTAAGACTAAAAGCCTTGCCCATTGACTGAGCTTCAACCAAAAATAGATGACCAACTAAAATCATCTAGCAAGTTGGATAAGATCGGTGGTTACATTGGTCCTTTCATCATATTTCATATGGTAATCCCATTGAAATACGTCGAATCCTGGACATGGCCTACTGTACAATACTGAGTATAACAAAATATACGGGTATTGAGTTTGAGATTAAAACTCTCACGGGTAATATTGCCTTACTTGGCGTATTACTTACTTATCCCTTTACTTAATTTAAGTTTATTGAATTTCATCATGATTCTTTTCATGAGATCACTTTCAACGGCTTTTTGAGGATATCTAGGAGAAGGTTGATTAAACTTCCCTTTATGTTCTTGAGCAAGCGTTCTAAAATGTGAACGTATGATATTCGCACGTTTCAGTAATAGTGAAGACCCTAAGGTGATGATGTCATCAATAGGCCTGAACTCAGAGGCATTGTGTGATTCAGAAGAAATATCTTCGAGATCAACAAGACAAGTCCAAAGAGTATCAAGATCTAATGATTGATCAAAATCATAGGTATCTTTAACAGTTACAACAGTTTGATCCCAACTATTATGTATCTCTTCGTATAAAGGCATCATTAATGCCTGAAGAGGTTCTCCTAGTTCTTCCCAGGCCTTTACAAAGTAAGGGTCTGTTAGAAATTTATCTTGGAAGGGAGGATCAAAACGGGAATGGACCGATAACATACTGAAAAAGAATGACTTAAATTCAGATGGATTTCTAGGTAAGTAACTCTGTTTAACAGAATTAGCTGTTTTACGACCTAAATCCTTTAAGTAATCTAATTGTTCTGAGATAATGGTAAGATTCCCAGCTTTGTTAAAAGCAGAGGAAGTAATCCATTCTTTATAAGTATTAAGTTTCGAAAATATCATCTTCGGATAAGATAACAAAAGCAATGCTTTTGTCATGCTTTTTCCTAGTTTGGTATATCTAGTATTAATACGAGATAAAGCTTTATATCCATGGCCCAGAAATGATAAGAGCTCAGATATACGAATATTTCTGAATCTTTTGATTCTAGTAAATAACTGTAGTAATCCTCTTATGTCATATTTGGCTACGGCCATTTCTCTGAAAGAAAGACCGGAAACATCTTCGTATTTGTAAACGAAACGTTTAGCAAATTCTAGAGATCCATTATCAGAAAGAACGGATTTGGATAAATTTATCTCAATATCCCATTCTTTTGCTAATGCTAAGTAAGCAGCGGCAACTCGTTTGTCGGCGATAACTAAGTCGTCACCGAGTACTAGATAAAAGGAGAATTCTCTATAACCTACGCGAAGCGCGGCTATACGAACCATAATATGGTGAGTTAAGGCAAGCATCGCCCACGAAGACAGAGCTCCCATGGGCTGGCCTGCTGCATATTTAACAGCATGCACATACGGCAATTGTTGTCCGTCATTACCAGCTTTACTTAATTTCAGAAGAAGGAAAGGGTTATCCTTTTCTTCCTCAGGATCAATACCTAAAGCACTACAAGTTATTGCTTTTGGATCCCATACAGGGGTAGATAGTTTATACCATCTACTTGTAAGGAATTTTGACCAAATAGCTCCAACCTTTCGTTCAGCAAAAATATCTAATATTTTAGCTTGAGCGGATACTGGAATACGGTCAGTGGCAGCAGTTAAATCAAAAGAATAAACTTCTTTAATTTTACTGTTACGTAAACGTTCCACAAATGTACTCAACGTCAAATCTTGATCGTGAGTCGCATCCTCAGGTATTTTTCTAAGAAAATTAAATATCGCTTTATGTAATGGAGATAACAACCATTGGGTAAAGCAATCAACCATTGCGAAGACTCTTATTTTCCCTGCAGGTTCAACTTTAAAGGATAATTTTCCTAAATAAAGCGAATTCAGAGAAACTTCATCGGATTGATCATTTTGATCGAAATCAAAATCAGATCGAATTCGATATAATACTTCAGACGGAAAGTGTGAAACCGCAGATTGACAGAATTGAAGGATTCTGACAATAGGGTTCATAGCCTTGTTACCTCCGATGTATTTAAATCTTACAATAAGTTCGAATGCAGTCTTCCACATTTTGTTAATGGAATATGCTCTTAAAGAACCAATTACAGCGTAAATAGAAGTAGAATAAGACGAAATGTT